CAGCAGCTTTATTAACTGTAGGAACTTTAGTTGTAGGTAATGCAGCAGTTCGTTCAGGTGGTACAGCAGGTGGTGTAGCTCCAGCAACAGACAATGTATTAATGGAAGTTGGTGATGTAATGGCTGTATCAGCAAATACAGAATATTCATTAATTATGATGAATTTAAGCTAGGGGTAAATTATGTCAGGATATTCAGATGTAAAAGCAGTTACTATAACTGCAGATACAGTAGCCTTAGATGCAGATGGAATATCGGTAGCAGCATCAGTTGGAAATAACGCAGCACTTACTATAGGTGGTGCGTTAGCTTCAGGTGGTGCAGTTGCACTTAGTCACGGAAGGATAGTAACTATTCTTTCTGCTGGCAATGATGCTGCTAAGTCCTTTACTGTTACTGGTACTGATGTTAATGGAGATGCTCAAACAGAATCCATAACAGGTGCTAATGCAGGAACAGCTACGGGTACTAAGTTTTTTAAAACAATATCAGGTATTTCAGCAGTTGGTAATCCAGCAGGTAATGTTTCAGCAGGAGTTAATGCTTCAGCAGCAGATGTTATATTTGCAGGCAGAAGTAGACTTAAAGGCGTATTTTTAACAAGCACAGCAACAGCAGGAACTACAAATTTTCATAATAGTTCTCCTACAGGGACTAATATTATGGGATTAAGCTCTGTAGCATCTGCTACTGCAACAAGAGATGTAGTAATACCAGATGAAGGCATGGTCTTTTCTGAAGGTATCTATATTCAATATACTGTAGCAACATTTTTGACGATGACAGTATTTCATGCATAAGGAGTAATTATGATTAAACAATATGTAATATCAGAAACTGGACAATTTCCAGCACAATATAAAGTTCTTAAATTAGATGAAGATGGAATCTATAAACCAGTATTTGGTCCAGACCCAGATTTAGAAGATGCAGAACGCAAGTGTGCTGAAATGAATGGTGATAGAGCAAGAAATGACAAAGGTCAACTTGTTGCTGATGACCCATCTACTCCAGATATAAATGAAGCTTATGTTGGTGGTAAAAAGCCATCTAAGAAAAAAACAACAAAAAAAACTACAGCTAAGAAAAAAACTGTAACTAAAAAATAAAGGTACTTATTATGAAAATGAAAAAAAAAGGCGGTATGCGTGGTGGCAAAATGACTACTAAAGGTGGTATGGCTGGTGGTAGACAACCAAAAATAACTGAAACTGGAGCACAATCTAATAAAGAGTATGTTAAAAGAACTTTTAGTATGGGTATGGATACTAAAATGACTAATGACATGCCTATGGAAAATAGAGGATATGCTGCAGGTAAAAAAGTTATGATGAGAGCCAAAGGCAGTTATGCAGGTGGTAAAATGACTACTAAAGGCGGTATGCGTGGTGGTAAAATGACTATGAGAGCTAAAGGTAAAGCTAGAGGCGGAAAGTCTTAGTTAAATACTTATGCCGATAAGAAAAAGAGAAAACCCTATACGAAAAACAACAAAAGGTAAGGGTGCTAACTATCGTTCTACTAAGTCTGGTGCTGGTATGACTAAGAAAGGAGTTGCAGCTTATCGCAAAGCAAATCCAGGTTCTAAGTTAAAAACAGCAGTTACAGGCAAAGTAAAAAAAGGTAGTAAGGCTGCTAAACGCAGAAAATCTTATTGTGCAAGGTCAGCAGGACAATTAAAAAACAGTTCAGCAGAAACTAGAAACGACCCTAATTCAAGAATTAGACAGGCTCGTAGAAGGTGGAAGTGTTAATAAAGGATAAATAATGGCAACAAGTGGAACAACAGCATTTACATTAGACTTAGCCGATATCATGGAAGAAGCCTATGATTTATGCGGTAGTGAGCTTCGTTCAGGCTATGACTATAAAGGTGCTAAAAGAGCATTAAATCTTATATTTCTAGAATGGCAAAACAAAGGATTAAATCTTTGGACAATAGAACAAGCTTCTACAGTACTTACTCCTGGAACAGCTAGCTATACAATTGAATCAAGTGCATTAGAAATAGTAGATGCTTTTATTAGAACTGATGCAGGAGATACTTCTAATCAATTTGACCAAAGATTAAATAGAATATCTAGAACAGAATATAATCATCAAGCAATCAAACTACTACAATCAAAACCTACACAGTTTTTTGTAGACAAAGGCACCAGCTCTAATAGTATTGTTTTATGGGCAACTCCTGATTCTTCAGAAACATACACTCTTGTATATGATTACATTGAAAGAATAGAAGATGCAGGTGATGTAGCAAGTAACAACGCTGATGTGCCTAATAGATATCTACCTTGCCTAACATATGCTTTAGCATATAACTTAGCCTGTAAGATGCCAGAAGCACAGAATAGAGTACCTATGATTAAACAAAGGTATGACGAGCTTTGGAATGATGTAAGTGATGCAGACAGAGATAGAGCAGCAGTTAAATTTGTACCAGATTTAAGTGCTTATAGATAATGTATGCAGCAGGTAAAAAAGCTTTAGGTGATTGCGATAGATGCGGTTTTACTTATAAGCTAAACGATTTACAATATGAAATACAAGATAGTATTCGTAATGGTTTAAGAGTATGTAATAGTTGTTTTGATGTTGACCATCCACAATTTAAAATTGGTGAAGTCGATACATCTGATAATCAATCACTCTATAACCCAAGACCAGATAGAGGTAAAAAAGAATCAACCTCTTACTATGGATTTAATCCAGTATCAGGAATAGGTTTAGTATCTAGGACTGAAGTAGGAACAGTTAAAGTGAGTACAGAATAATGGCATGGACATTTACAACATTAAAGACAGCAATACAAGATTATACAAATAATACAGAAACTACATTTGTTAATAATCTAGATGAAATTATTGTAAATACAGAAGATAGAATACAAAAATTAGTCTCATTACCTTTTTCTAGAAAAAATGTAACAGGAACACTTACAACGAGTAATGAGTATTTAGCTTCTCCTTCTGACTTTTTAGCACCTCATTCTCTTGCAGTAGACAATAGTGGATATGAATTTTTGTCTTACAAAGATGTGGCATTTATTAGACAGGCTTACCCTAATAGTTCTGTTACTGGTGTACCTAAATATTATGCAAGATTTGATGATGATACATTTTTATTAGCACCAACTCCTAATGCAAACTTTACAGTTGAATTGCATTATGAATACATTCCGCAATCAATTACAGAATCTGCAGATGGAACAAGTTGGCTAGGAACAAATGCTNCAGATTGTTTNTTATATGGTTCATTAGTAGANGCATATATATTTATGAAAGGCGAACCTGATATAATGGCTGCTTACGATAAAAGATTTAGTGAAGCAGTATCAAGATTGAAAAATTTAGCAGAAGGTAAAAATACCAAAGANAATTACAGAACTGGTCCTGTTAGGCAACAAGTTTCATAATGTTTAATGCAGAAGTAGGTAATGTAGATGTTAAAACAACTGACAATAAAGGGTTAAGTCCTGAATATTGGACAGGAAGAATTATGGAAAGGCTTGTAGAGGTTAGTGAAAATGCTGACCCAATGATTAAAGCACAAGCACACGCATTTAAAGAACATATACAAACAGTAGTATTATTGTATATGAGGCAAGCTATAGCTAGCGATAGAGCTACTTTAGCAGGATTATTAGAAAAACAAGGTCATAAAGAAATGGCTAATATTATTAGGAGAATATAATGGCAATATCACAAGCAATGTGTACATCATTCAAAGTAGAATTAATGAAAGGAACTCATAATTTTACAGCAACATCAGGCAACAGCTTTAAGTTAGCTTTGTATACTAGTTCAGCATCATTAGGTGCTACTACAACTGCGTATACAAGTTCTAATGAAGCTAGTGGCACTAACTACACAGCTACAGGAGCGGCATTAACTAATGTTACCCCTGTATCTTCAGGAACTACAGCTATTGCAGATTTTGCAGATTTAACTTTTAGTAACGCTACTATTACAGCTAGAGGATGTCTTATTTATAATGACACTAATAGTGACAAATCTGTTGCAGTATTAGATTTTGGTGGAGATAAGACTTCTACAGCAGGAGATTTTACAATTCAATTTCCAGCAGCAGATGCTTCAAATGCTATTATAAGAATAGCGTAGGATTTTAAGTGGCAACTGGTTGGGGTAGAGGTACTTGGGGTTCCGATTATTTTGGTGCAACTTCAGTAGATGTTTCTGTTACAGGAAATGCAGGTACACTTTCATTAGGTTCTGAAACAGTTGTTGCTGCTGCTAATGTAGCTGTTACAAATGTTATAGGAACTTCAGCACTAGATAATGGTACTGCAGTTCAAGCTGCGGCAGTTACAGGTGTATCAGCAGTTGCATCAACTCTTTCTGTAGGAGATGAAACAGTAACTTGTGATGCAAATGTACCAGTTACATTAGCTACAGCTACAGCAACATTAGGCACACAAAATCTTATAACTAATAATTTTCTTGATGTTACAGGTTTTGGTCTATCAATACCAAATCCAACAGTTACACCAAAAGCAAATGCAGATGTAACAATAACAACACTAGATTCTCTAGTAATAGGTCTTTCAGGGGTTAATGTTTGGGGTACTATTATAGATACTCAAAACCCTAACTACTCAACAATAACAACAACACAATCTCCTAATTGGAGTGAAGTCGCATAAAAAATAAAGTATAATTTTAACGAGGATATAAAATGGCAAGTTCATATGTAAATGATTTAAGGTTGAACGAAATGGCTACTGGTGATGCTAGTGGAACATGGGGAACAACTACAAATACCAATCTTGAATTAATAGCAGAAGCGTTTAGTTATGGCACAGAAGGCATAACAACTAATGCTGATACCCACACAACTACAATAGCAGATGGAGCTACAGACCCAGGAAGGTCTATGTATCTTGAATATACAGGAACATTAGATTCAACCTGTACTATTACAATTGCACCTAATACAGTTTCCAAGCTTTGGATTATAGAAAATGGAACAAGTGGTTCTCAAGCAATCATAATTAAACAAGGTAGTGGTGCTACAGTTACTATACCTTCTGGTAAAACTAAAGTTATCTATTCTGATGGTGCTGGTTCAGGCGGTAAGATGGTTGATGCTTTTGCCTCTTTAAATTTACAAACAAGCGGAATAATAGAAACATCTGCTTCAATACAAACAGCTCTTATTGAATACACAGACGGCGATGATGCTATTACTATTGCAGACGGTGGAGGTATAACAGCAGCAGCAGGTATTACTTCTACAGCAGTAGCTAACTTATTTGGTGCTACAAGTTTTAACGATGCAGCTATTACTAATGTTGGCGATATACAACTAGATTCAATTACAGGCGATGGCGATACAAATACATCTATAACCTTTAGTGGTTCAGATACAATTACTGTAGCAGCAGCAGGTGCTAATCAAGTTACATTTAAAGACGGAGCTTTTTCTCCAGTCACAGATTCAGATGTAGACTTAGGTACATCATCTCTTTACTTTAAAGACGCATACATAGATACCGTTACNACTACAGGTGCTNTGAGTGTTGGTGGCGAAATTGCAGCAACTAGCCTAGACATCTCAGGCGATATAGATGTAGACGGAACTACTAACCTAGACGTAGTAGATATAGATGGTGCTGTAGATATGGCTTCTACTCTTGTTGTAGCTGGTACAATTAATACATTAGGGATTACAGGTCCTAAATCAAATTTTACAAACAGCATACTTATTAGTAACGATGCTGGTACAGGTACTTTAAGTGCTGCCTCAAATAATACAGGTTTAGGTTTTGAGGTATTTGATGATTTAACAACTGGTGACGACAATGTAGCTGTTGGTTCACAGGCTATGCACAAAGTAACAACTGGTGGTTCAAATGTTGCAATAGGACAATTAGCTTTAGGAACAAATACGACAGGTGCTGATAATATTGCTATTGGTAAAGAAGCACTTACAGCACTTACAACATCGGGTAATAATATAGCTATTGGTAAAGATGCACTAAAAGCAAATACTATAGGTAATACTAATGTAGCTATCGGTACTGACGCTATGACAACTAATGTCGCAGCAGATAGAAATGTAGCTGTTGGTGAACAGGCTTTACAGAATATGACTTCTGCTACAAGTTCAGATACTTATAATACTGCTGTTGGTTATAACGCAGGTCTATCAGTAACCACAGGTACCTCTAATACTATGGTAGGTGGTTTATCTTTAGACGCTAATACTACAGGTTCAAGCAATACAGCAATTGGTAGAAGTGCAATGACAGCCAATACAACTGGTGGAGATAATACTTCCGTAGGTAGAGGCTCAATGTCATCCAGTACCACAGGTTCTAATAATGCAGCATTAGGTTTTAATGCTTTAGCTAGTAATACAACAGCTTCTGAAAATACAGCAGTTGGTTCTGCTGCTTTAGGGTCAAACACTACAGGTGCTATAAATACAGCAGTTGGTTATTTAGCTTTAGCAAAATGTACTACAGGAAGTAGTAATGTTGCTCTTGGTTATGACACCCTTGGTGAACTTACAACTGTTTCAGATAACACAGCAGTTGGTTATGCAGCTTTACAAACAAGTACATCGGCAGTATCAATGGCTGCATTTGGTAAAGGAGCATTAAGACTTAATACTACTGGCTCTTACAATACAGCAGTTGGTCATAATGCTTTGGTAGGAAACACCACAGGCACACAAAACACAGCTGTTGGATATGCAGCAGGAACAGGTATTACAGGAGCTTCTAACTTTAACGTAGCTATTGGTGATGAAACTTTATTAACTTCAGGAGCAAAATCTAACAACACAGCTGTTGGCAGTGATGCTATGAGATTAACTACAACTGGTTCGAATAATACAGGACTAGGTTATGTAGCTCTTACAGCAAACACTACAGGTGCTAATAATGTTGCTGTAGGTATGCAATGTTTAGATGCTAATACTACAGGTGCTGACAATACGGCTATGGGAGTTAATGCTTTAGGTGTCCTTACTACAGCAAATTACAATACAGCAGTTGGTAAAAGTGCTTTAGATGCAAACACTACAGGAACTGGATAT